AAAAGATTAATAAACGAGCTTATAAACCCTAAAGTTGGCGCAGGAGGCCAACTATGAAAGCCCGCCAAATACTTGCCCTCGCACGCCGCACCCGTCTCGAACTCGCCGCACTCAATACCGCATTGCCTGCCGACCCAATCGCCTACGCCGCCGCAAAGGGCATTCGCATCACACCCCAGCAGTCGCAAATCCTGACAGCCCTCACCCAACCGCCCTACTCCGTATTAGTCAGGGCGGCGCACGCCGTCGGAAAAACCTTCATCGCATCCCTTGCGGCGTCGTGGTTTTATGACAGGCACAACCCCGGTCTAGTCCTCACCACCGCCCCCACGCATATTCAAGTGAGTGACCTACTATTCAAAGAATTGCGCAACATTCGCCCCCGTGACCCGCACTTTTTACCGAAGGCAACCCGCCTTGAAGAATCACCAAACCACTTTATTCATGGCCTCACCGCCAACAAAGCCGACGCATTCCAAGGCCGTCACGGAACCGCCCTAATGGTCGTTTTCGACGAGGCCGCCGGCGTCGATAAAATATTTTGGGAACGTGCCAGAACTATGTTAAGCGATGGCCCTAGCTACTGTTTTTTAGGCATCTATAACCCTTACGATGTTTCATCACCGGCATACGCAGAGGAAGCCAGCGGGCGCCATACCGTGCTTGAAATGTCGGCGCTTGATCATCCAAACGTAACCAGCCGCAGCAACATCATTCCCGGCGCAGTAACTTACCAACAGGTCGTTGACCGACTCGAAGGTGAGTGCAAACGCCTGACCCCCGACGAGCCCCACCCATGGAACGCCTTCACATTCGAGGGCGTCACCTACCTACCCGAAGACCCACTATTCGAGATCCAAATCCTAGGCAGATGGCCAACCAGGGCAATCAACTCGGTATGGGGCGACAGCGCACTGGCCTTGCTCTTGCAGCCCATGAACATCGAGCCTAATTGGCTTGTCGCAATCGGTTGCGACGTTGCAAGATTCGGCGATGATCGCACCGTTATGGTCACACGCAAAGGCCGTTGCATTCTCGCAATCGAAGCGCATCGAGGTTGGACGATTACACAAACAGCGCAGCGATTGAAAGAGCTTGCCACCGAACACAGCACACCTCAGCAGCACGCTCGAACCATCCCTTGCTACATCGATGAGGGCGGACTAGGCGCCGGCGTCGTGGATTGTTGCGGCGCCGGCAATGAGCGCTTTAAATTCGTGGGCGTGAACAGCAGCACCGTTTCCAATTGGCCCGGCGACTTCCCAAATTTACGCTCCGAGCTATGGTTCCTTGCCGCCGAACTGGCAAGAGATGGCAACCTATCCATGCAGCAGCTACCCCTAGCCGCACAACAGCAGTTATTGGCAGAGTTAAAGGCCCCCGTTTTCGTTGTGGACAGCATGAACCGCCGGGTAGTTGAAGCCAAAACCCAAACCAAACGCCGACTAGGCAAAAGCCCCGACCTTGCCGACGCATTCAATTTAGCTTGTTTTTTACCGGCTTCAAGTGCGGTGGAACGTGTAACAGGTCATTTATAATAAAGGAGATTTTATGGCTATTTCTACCGTGGTAATTGATTTTAATGGCGCAGGAATTTACAACCTCAAAACGCTCGAAGCGTCCAAGGTCGTAAGCTTGCTCATGCTCGCCGTCACCAACCTAAACGGCGTGGCGTTTCAGATTGAAGACTCGGACGGCGCACAGCTTACCGGCCCGATTATCCTGAGCGACCTACAGCAATTCGTAACCAACATCGGCACCGTGGCCATCCCGTTATGCAAGACGGCGTCAGGCAAGGGCCTTAAGCTTGACATCAAGTCAGGCGGCAGACTCACCGGCTTCGCAGTCATCGATATCACCTAAGCCACCGGGAACACGATGAACATTAAAAAAGCGATGGAAAGCACCGACTTCATGGGCTCAATGCCCTTTTTTCCTTACGGCGATAGTCGTGACCTATTCGCTGAACAAAGCCCCTACGGCTTCAGCGATGGCGGCACCCAGTACCTTAGCCGACGAGACAACCGGCTCACCGGCGAATCGCTCCCGACCTACATAACTTGGTTTCAGCTTAAGCAGATTCGGGATCGCTCCCGCCTTATCTGTAAAAACAACGAGTACGCACTGGCAGCCGTTGCCAGCCATATTAATTATGTCGTCGGCACCGGCCTTACTTACACCGCAATGCCCAGGAAGAAGACCGTAGACAAGAACCTAGTCACGCACGTTCAAGAACTAATCGACCTATTCCGTGAAGCCAACCAGCTTCCCGAAATGGAAGCCGAGACAATGCGCCGCCTTCATGTGGATGGCGAAGTATTCATCCGATCATTCCCGCAGCAGGGCGGCTTGATTACTTTACGCTTCATCGAACCTGAGCTAGTACGCTCACCCGAGGACAGCACCACCCGACCAGACCACAGTTTCGGCATCGAATCCGACCCCGAAGATGCGATGGATGTTAAAGGTTATTGGGTCATTGAGAGACCGTACGACAGCTTAACGCCGACATTAGTGCCCGCCGAGGACATAATCCATTTAAAGCTAAACACCGACTCCAATGCCAAACGTGGCCTACCTACGACCTACGCCGTCGAGGGCAATTTTAGATTTTGCGAAGACTTGCTAACCAGCTTAATCACGTTGGCAAAGGCACGGGCAAAATTCGCCGTCATCCGCAAAGTGAAAGACGCCGCACCCGACGCACTGGCGGCATTATCAGCACAGAGCACCGACGCCACACTCTCCGACCCAAGCACCGGCCAGGTATCAAACCTCAGCCGTATGGGATTCGGTACCATCCTCACCGCCAGCGATAACATCGATTACGAGTTTCCCGCCGCTAACCTCGACGCCGGCGGCTTAATCGAAACCTTGCAGGCTAATCTTAGGGCCATCGCCAGCCGTTACGGCATCAGCGAAACCATGATGAGCGCCGACGCATCAAACAATAATTATGCAAGCGCATTGGTAGCCGAGGGCCCAGCCCACCGCACATTTAAGCGCATGCAATCAATGCTGGGCGGGGCGTTTGGTGAACGAAGACTTAATCCCAATCGTAGCCTCATATGGCGTCAGATTCGTGCCGCCATTGATCATGGCATTCTTCCCGCCAGCGTATTAACCGACGTGACAATCAAGGCCGAAGGGCCCAGCCTTGTAACCCGTGACACCGACAAAGAAGCATCTACAAACAAGGCTTATTTGGATATGGGCATCAAGAGCAAACAAACCATATCGGCCGAACTCGGATTAGATTACGAAACAGAATCCAAAAATCTAAAGCTTGACCCAGCACAGCCAGCGCAACAAGGCGCACCAGGCGGCGGGGCAGGAGCACCACCGGCACAGGACGACGCCGGAGCAGCAGCAACCGGGGCGCCAGCTTCGGACACAGGCGACCAAGCCGAAGCACCCACGTTCTAAGCAGGGCCCCAGCATGGTAGACGAGAAAACCATCCTAGCGCATGAGCAGCTTGTCGTAAAAATCGCCGCCCAATATCACACCTACATTCACACCGAAATGGACGACCTAATCCAGCAAGGTTGGCTAGGCTTATTGAAAGCCGCACGCAAATGGGATGCAACCAAAGGCGTCACGTTTGGGGCCTACAGCCGCCTATGGATCAAAGGCAGCGTCTACCGTTACGTTTTTGCCAAGAGACCACAGTGGGAAGGCGTAATGGATACGCTCATCGTGGACGTGACCAGCACCCAATCAGAACTAACCCTTGACCTTTTAGCCGACGCACTCGAAGTATTGCCACCTGAGCACGCCGCCGTTATGCGGTACCGCCTAGTCGATCACCTTAGCCTGACCGCCACCGCCCGACTTACCGGGCACACCGCAGGCGACGCCCTCGCACTCTATGACCAAGGTTTGGAAATGCTCAGAATATTTACCGAGTAAATTATTTTTCGCCCAACGGGTCATTTATATTCATGACCAGATTTTTAAACATCCGTGAAGACGTAATCAAAGGCCTGCCCCGCATGGCAGCCATGACCGTCGTGGCACATGGGGAAAATTCCCCACCCCCCACCGTACCGGGCTGCAAAATCCTCGGATTCAAATCACGCAATAACCGAACCTACACCCGTGAAGCACTCATTAAAGCGGCGCATAAATATGAAGGCGTAAAAGTCAATCTCGACCACAACACCGGCACCGACCCCCGAAAATTTAGCGAGCGATTCGGTCGCATGGTTAACGTACGCATGCAAGGCGATGGCCTCTATGGCGACTTGCAATACAACCCAGCGCACCCTCTTGCAGAGGCATTCCGATGGTGGATTAAGAACGACCCCACCGCTATAGGATTATCGCACAACGCAACCGCAGAAGTGCAGAACACCGCCACCGGCGGCGAAATAGTAACTGAAATTCGTGACGTTGATTCGGTCGACCTCGTGGCCGACCCAGCGACCACCCAAGGACTTTTTGAAAGCTACACCG